TCCCAAAGACCACGGTAATATTTTCCAAATAGAAGAAGGCCATTATCAATACGCTTATTGTGTGCGGTAAGGCCTTCTTCGTCTACTTTAATTTTTTTTAATTGATCTATAAAATCTTCACCCTCGTCTACTTCTGAGTGATCAAAAAATTGAGCATCGTCATTTTCTGACGAAAGCTGGGTAAACGCCCAGATCATTTCTTCTAACACCCAATCCCACCGTTTAAAATAATTATCATCCACCCCATGCTCCTTTACTGGTGGTGCTGATGTAGACTTTAATTCTTCCGGAACATCATTATTATCAACAGCTGGTCCCCCGTGGGTGGTTTCTTTTAATTGCTTTAACATAGGTACGATAATTAAAGCAAGTGTATGATCCATAGACCATGTGTCCCATGGGTCTATTTGTATTTTTACTACCCGTTCTTTATCTTTTTTAGGGTAAGTGCCTATTCTTACTTTCACGCTGTTCCTTGGATTGGTTACGAGCTGAAATGTACCCGTTTTTAAGCGAGAATACTATAGCATCACCTTCTCGCCAATCTTGATCCTTACAAAATTCAGGAGTAAATTCTAAAATACTATCCCCTGAGTTATCTTCGGCGTTTAAAATTTTTGCTGTATATGTTTTCATATTGTTTGGTAGGCCCGGAGGGGCTTGAACCCCCGACCAAGCGATTATGAGTCGCCTGCTCTGACCAACTGAGCTACAGGCCCAATTAGGGTTATCGTATTACTGTAGTTCGCTGAACGTTGACGTAGGAACCAGGGTTATAGGGAAGGGCAGTAGTACGTACTCTACCATCCAAAATATACGTTACATTATACCCTACAACAATTTGTTGAAGTTGATTGGAATAAGAAGTCATGCAACGCGTTTGATAGACCGGTTGAGATTGATGATGATAATCACCTACTACTATCTCCCTACTTTGGCGAGAACGCGAATAGTCGTCTCCCATTTTAGCGCCTATAACAACACCAGCAATTCTTGCAACTTCTCGGCCGGTACCACCTCCAATTTGATTACCGATAGCTCCACCAACAACAGCACCAACGAGACCACCAGTACTTCCAAAAACAGTGTCGTTAATAGCACCGATGACACCGCCTGAAGATTGATGTTGTTGAGAGTAAACAGGCTGTTGATTGCAGGAGTTTTGCGCCACCGTTACAGGTTCATTACGTATAATTGGTTCGACATGAGTAACAGGGGCTAGCTCAGCGTGAACAGCAGCACTAACAAGTAGTAAAGATGCAACAACGGTTTTTTTCATAAAAATCTCCTAATCAATAACTATATTATATAGTATCGCAGGAAAAAATCAACTGTTACGTTACTTATTAAATTTACTAGATAGAGCTAGTAAAATGGCTAATTTTTTTAAGAGCGTCTCTACGCATCAAAAAACGTCTGTTATTGTCTTTTTTATATACAGTAATATAATCGACCCCATCAATTGATTGTACTTTAGTATAGTCATCACAAACCCAGATTTCTGAATTTAAAGGGTTTAATAGTGTTACTGGTACTTTTTTATTTTTATACACGGTGATGGAAAACTGTACCTGGTGATTGCTGGGTTGGAACTACAATCCCTGTACCAAAAAGACGATTGTATTGGTTATATAGTTCTTCAACTGGTTCCTCATTCCAAACTACCTGGGTGCGTGACAAAGTTACGGCATGCTCTTTGGTATAAGGGGCGTATGGAAGCATTCCCATTGAAACTCCATCAGGCGATTTATCAGATCGAACTAATTGAAGTATGCAAGGAGTCTTTAGGGTAATTGTTGTATCTGTTTCTAAAGAAACATCAGCAATAATTTCTTCACCAGTTATGATTTTTAATAATCTAATCATTTGCCAGGCTTTCTATAAATTTGTGTGCAATAACTTCATTGTAAAAAAGTTTAAATCTAACTTCCATTGTATACTGATTCTGACAAACAATCAATATCTGATCGTCGAGGGAGCTGGCCTTTATAAGCCAGTCCCCGACGCGTACTACTCTTAACGAGCAAAGATACATTACTCCCAGTCAATATTGAAAATGAGTTCGATGTTTAGCTCGTTTTTTTTGTACTTCTAAAAACGAATTGTAAAAATTTTTAAAAAAATTATTTAACTTCTTTAGCATTTGATTTTTCGGTCAAAAGTTCAGGCTTTAATTTCTTTTGCTTTATTTCTTCAACCATATTCTCATCTGCAATTTCAATTTTACGAGCTTTCCTATGCTCAGGTATAAATCTTTCTAAAGCAATTTTAAGCATGCCATTGATCATTGACGCACCTTGAATAACGATTTGATCATCAATAGCAAAACTTCGTGTAAAAGCACGAGTTGCAATACCTTTGTAAAGAAATGACTGTGTGTCATCTTTAGCCGTACCTTTAACAATAAGGCGATCACCTTCCAGCTCAATTTCAATATCTTGCTTCGAGAAACCAGCCACAGCTAACTCAATAACATATTTGGTATCTGAAGTTTTGTAGATATTATAGGGCGGGTAATTAGGAATATTTTTTGTGATATCATCATGCAATTTTGCCAGTCTTGTAAACTGGTCATCAAAGCCTACAAAAAATTTATCCATATCCTTAAACGAAGGGCCAAAGAAATTAGACAAAGTAAGAGCGTTACTCATTATTTTTCTCCTAGCAATTACTTAGATACTTTGAGAGCTTTGGACAGATCGAAGTTTACCAGCTCTTCACTAACTTTTGTTGCAACGTCATAGGTCGATTTTGCAACAACTTTAGTAAAGTCGGTTTGAGCATCGATAAATGCTTTGAGAGGTTTTTTGTAGTCTTCTTGTTTGACAAAAAAGTCAATATAGGAAGATTTAGAGGATTGAACTGCGTCAATAAATGAATTAATAAAAGTCAACATAGGTTTCTCCTTGTTAAGCGAGTTAAAAATGCTACCCTATCGGCGTAGCGGCAATTGGTGGTTTTTACTGAACCACCAAACAGAGACGTCTCCCGACGTGTTCTATTAATATATATGCTTTAATCGTCAAAATCAACTCTTTTTTTACCAATATTATATTTTGTCTGTAAATCCCAGTCATCCTTTTCTTTAAAAGCGATAACTTTAATTTGTGAAAGAGGGGCAAAATCGGTAAAAAGATTTTGGTTTAAAATATTAATTAGTCCCCAATCAGACAGTAGCTTTGCAATGGTGTTACGACGCTGGAGGTCGTTGTCTGTGAGATCAGCAAGTTTACCATCAAGGGCAAATAATTCTTTAAAATGAACTATAAAGTAGCGGCCCTGTTTATGTAGTATATGACAGGATTGATAAAGTATTTTTTCCTTACGAGAAGCCACGCCGATTCTGGTAAGAGTTTCTCTAACCTTTAAGAAATCATCCGGCTTTACAAGCGTTACTTCTAACGGCTCGTACCCAGGCATGTCAATTTTGAAAAAATCATTTGACATTACTTCCGCCTTTTTCTAGTTTTTGTTTTAAATAATTTAATTGGGTCTGAGATAGAATGGTTAGAGCTTGGCGGGCTTTATCTATGCTGTAGCCATAGTATGCTTTTACGATTTCTATCGATTCATGTTTTTCGGCCTTAATCCACTTATTAAATCGTTTTCTCGGCCGAATAGTATTTATAAGAAAGTGAAACTGTAACTTTTTATCCAGATGGGAACGGGAATTCATCTCATTGGCAAAAATCACTGTATCTGAGCCATAGGACAACCCTTTGTTTATTAGATAAGGTATATACTGCTTTTCTGACCATTCGTCAACAATTAAATCTTCTTTGGAATAGTTTATAGCGTTTAAAAAATTAAACGGATTAATAGAAGGGGCTTTATAAACCTCCTCCTCTATCGTTTCAACGGGTGTACCAAATACGTTGTTTATATCCATAGCATTCTTAACAGACCAATAGTATCTATAGTAGTTAGCAGGATATAGTTTGCAAGCATTCCAAAGCTCTTCCTAGTCCAAGCAGCCCAAGCATACAAAGCGCAGCCAGCAATCCACACAGGGTAAAGTACCAAAAGGGGTGGATTGGGAACCGTGAAAGCCATGGTAATGGAACAACCAATACTAATAGCCCAAGCAAGCAGCTCAACACAAAACCTAAATTTATTAGATACAAAATCATTTTTTATCCAATCAAAAACTCCATATAAAATATCATTCATTTAAGCTCTACTGATGCCATAATTTCTGTGAGACAAGCTACGAGATTTATTTCTTGATCCGCTACAAATGCAGATTTATACTGATAGTCAGCTACGGTGAGAACTAACTGCGGTACTTGGTTGGTAATAGGAACCAGGGTATCGTATATTTTTCTAAATAGAGAAACAGGATCATTGTCCAGGTTATGTACAACCCATGTTCTCATTTTTTTCCAGTCTTTGCCTTTAAGGGAAGCTACTAATTCATTCATGTTAGCTTCACCTAAATTAATTAATATACCCTCGTCAATGAGCCCGGCCTGGGAGTAGCGCTGTAACTCGTTAAGTGTTCTACGAAAATCAGGAAAGTGTTTCTCTACAACTTTAGCTACTACTTTTTTATCAAATTCTATTTTTTCCGTATTAAGTATATTTACAATACGAGTAAAAAATGAACCAGCTATTTTTTGCTTTTCATCTTTAGGTATTTTGAATTCGATAACCGCACACCTAGAATGTAACGGGGGGATGATACGATTTTTAAAATTGCAGGTAAAGATGAAACGGCAGTTATTGGCAAATTCTTCTATAAATCCGCGCAACGCCGGCTGGGTAGAGTTAGGATTGAGGTAATCAGCCTCGTCTAGAATAACTACTTTTGTGTTACCGGTAAAGGAAACAGTAGATGCAAATGACTTGATTTTAGTACGAAGAACATCAATACCGGATTCTTCTGAACCGTTAATTATAATGTAGTCAGAGTTTAGCTCTTCACAAAGTGCTCTAGCTACGGTTGTCTTACCAGTACCGGCTGTACCGCATAGAAGTAAGTTTTGTATTTCACCATTTGCAACTAGATTTTTAAAATACTCTTTTTGCTCTGCTGGAAGTATACAGTCATCAACAGTTAACGGGCGGTATTTTTCCACCCAGAGGAAATGCTCGTTCATAATATAGCCTTATAATCAATTTAAAGTACCGAACCCGGTTCACAAGCAATCCAGTATTGTAGCTGTTTAGACTCATGCTTAAAGTGTAAAAACTTTGCCTTACCATTTGGTGTCTTAGCTACTGATACTTCATAAGCATCTGGAATAATTTTTAAATTTTCTACAGCAATAAAAATATCAAAGTTATCAAATGACGTCCCAAGTTGTTTACAAAAATTAGATGCGGTATCGTTTTTTCTGTCACTTACTTGCAACGTTACACTTTGATTTTTATTAGTAACTGAAATGGTAGGAGCACCCGTAATGGCTGCTGCCTTCATTACCATTTGTACATCTTCAGCGGCCAGTTTAAATTTATAAACATCTACGTGTTCAATTTCTCCGGAAGGGGCCCCGGTAACTAGGTCAGGATTAGAATAGAAATATTCGAACTTACCAGCGTTGCTTGTTACTGTAAGACTTTTATCACCAAACTCTACGTCCTGATTCTCCATCAGTGTTAACATCGCCAACAAAGAATTAAGATCGTAAATAGCAAACTCGTTAGGGATAGATTCTTTAATTGTTGCCTTAACAAAAATATTTTTTGCATTGGAGATTGTACTAATATTATCACCGGGCTTAAAAATAATATTAGTATTAATACTAGCAAAATTTTTTAAAATTAATAATGTTTCACTGCCGACTTTCATAATGACTCCACATAATAAAATTAATTATAAAGGACATACTGCTCCTGTTCAACTTCTTTCCATGGTAACTTACCGTTATAGTAATCTATCATGGCTTTGTTACCTTGTAAGAAAAACTCCCCCTGCACAGAATCACTTCTACTACCTACTCTATAATTAAGAGTATATTCCTTAGTACATCCAAACTTATTATAATTCTGTAAGAGTAAATTAGAAATTAATCTATCTACCTCCGGCTGCTCTTTAGGGTGACGTGCTCGACGATACCAGCATGGTGAAAGGTTTACTGCTAAATGCTTAGGTAAAAACCAACAACCAACGTCAATAAAGTTATCTTTAAGTACTGACTGCCACATACCTAGAGACTCACAGTCATCATTACAGATAAAAATTTTATTACTATCTACTATTTTTCTAAAAGTATAAGCCCAGATATTACCTTTTTGTATTTGCTTAACAAGCAGTTCAACGTGATTAGGTTCTAGCCAATTGTCTTCGTCGAGAAAACAAAAATAATCTCCATTTACTAAAAAAGTAGCAGCTCCGTATATCCGATGGCCGTTATAGTTATCAAAACCGGTTGCATAAGGTAGAGTCGTTATTTTTCTTTTTTTATTAGAAAAGTTGCTTAAAATATTGCGTGCTTTTTTCTCTCTCTCTTCTCCATCAATAACTACAAAATGCTCTACATTTGTATATGTTTGTCTATCAACAGAATCAACAACATCTTTTAGATATTGATTACCTGTTGTAGGGGTTATAATGACGACTTTAGGGTTCAATTTTAACTCCAGCTATAATATTTCTATCAAATACCCTTAAGTATGGAATTTGATATTTGTGTCTAAAATACCAAATATCTGCTTCAGAAATTTCAAACCTTTGAGTTATAGGGTTACAATGTTTCACAACTATTTTATCTACTACTGCTACATAACCGCCAAATATTGTCTGACCATTTTGACTTGAAAGTATTTTTTCAAATGCGTACTCTAGACCGTATCCCATCTTATAGGGGCTTGTGTCAAACTCATTACAAATAACATTATATGCTCTTTGAGAAAAGAACGGGCACATTATTTCAACGGTATTGAATAATCTAAAATCAAATTGCGGTTCAGTTGCTAAGAAGTCAACATGAGAGGGATGTCCTTCTCTGCTATACGAAGGCTGAAATAAATCAAAATTATGTTCTCTTCCCATCGCAAACAACGTTGCAATATCTTCTGGCGTTGTGAGAATATCATCATCAATTATACCGATATAGTCATACTGTCGGTAAATGTCTTTAGTAATAAACCGAGATATATTTTCAAACTTATATCCCGGTTGACTAAAAATATATTCTGCTTTTAACGAATTTAAATCCTTAAATTCTGTACCGTCATAAACCAGTAAACAAAGATCAAAATTTTGAGTTGTATGATCAGTTGTCCATTGCTGATGTAAACTATCCTTACCGCAACAAATTATTAATAAATTATTTTTTATCATAAACATCAATATGTACTTGTTGCATTAGGTTTGCAAGATCTTTTCTAGCTGGCATTTGCTTGTTGACATAAGCGGATCTAGGTGGTTGAATTGATTGAAAAATACCGATTTGTGAGCCTTGTGTGACGATAGGTGGCTCTAACCAATATACTTTCATGTTAAACACCTTAAACCAGAACGCTAGTTCTGCGTCGGCGGCAAAACAAATTTTATGTTGTGTGATACCGGAATA